CTTCAATCGAATGGTGGTACTTTTCTGTTGCAATTCGTGCAGGATCAATCTTAACACCATCACGCTCAAACTCTCGTAAATGAGCTGGGATGGTTTTTGGCTGGTACCCTACTTTGCCATGCAGGGGAGATCGCCGTATACACGTGCTACTGGGCAAATTGGCTGGCTCCACATATCCCAAATTAACCTTCCCAGGGATTTTCTTCTCCTGAGGAGGGGGGGCCAAATCGTTCCAACCCCCACCTGACCGATTAAGGTCGATGAGTACGTTGGCCTCTGTACGATACTGCGCGTGAATTAGAGAGTGCTGCTCTCCAAAATGGTCCACGATTGCATCGTACATACCGACCGTTAGTGGGTGCGATATGCCCACTGCCTGTTGTCTATAACCCGCAGTATGAATCCCAAATATCTTTTCACATCTATACTGGGGGTTCTGTATCGCTACGGGTAGTCCACAGTCACCAACTTGCGTCTGAATCCTATACTCAATGGGACGCATGATGGTAGCCGATCCTCCTTTAATGGGGTATGTCACTTGCGGTTTGTCTACCACATATTCCCCATCAAGTAGGCCTGTGAACGCGCCATCTTCCACGGACGGCATTACACACATTCCATGCTTGCCATAATCCTCGTTTGGAATGAGGTACTTACGAACAGAGGCATGTCGCTGAATACACCTATTGGTCAGATATATAGCGACTAAGTCACTCTGCTTCCCACATGGATAGCATATATTTTTCTCCGTAATCATGGGGGCCACATCGAACTTAATCAATTGGTGCTTTACACCATCACCCACTCTACGGAAATGGACATTGAAACTATCCTTTTCGGCATAAAGGATTTTCCATCGCTCAACGTAATGCCTAGGCAACACTATTATATGGTCTGTAATGAACATAGCATAGCCTAAATGCTCACTGAAGTCGTCACCCATCAAATATACATTCCTGTTGGTAACTTTCTCCAGAATTTCATCAGCATTTGTATCAAACGACTGAGCTTCAATTTCTTCTTTACGAGGACTTGCCTGGCGCTTACCTTTCTTCTGCGGCTTATCTTTTGCTGTGAGCCACTGCAGTAATTTTATCACGGTAAACGACACGAGAAAGGCCCTAAGGAACCTCTTACAATGATCCCAAAGAAGCCTAGTCTCTTCAGACAAAACCTCCCTCCACAGCGCCTTAGCACTGTAGGTTGCCCAAGATACTGCATCACTGCAATACCCTAGAATTCGACTGGACAATGGAGGAGCCATCATGTCCACATAAGCCGACTTGATCATCTGGCCGTGTACATACATAATGGCTGGGCCATACTGGATCTTGTGAACGCCCTTTATAAGGGCTGCACACATCCGCTCACTTTTCTTGCG